TACTTGTAGCTGGAGTTAATCCAACACTTGTAATCAGTATTGTATCTGCTCCTATGTGGGTAGGTATCATCATACTATGCTTAAAACTAACCAGACAGATACGAGGTAAGTAATGAGTATTAATGATAAATTAAAAAATCTTCTTGATGAAGCAAAAGAACAATATTTTGTTGATGATTATGTAAGCAAAGCTTCATACGAAGAAACTTTAGGTTTGTTAATATCAAAGTTTTGTAAATGGCATGGTGAAAAAATATTTAAAGTATCTACTTCAGCATTTGAAGATAGCAACTTTCATTCATTTAATGAAAAATTTGAAGAACTATGGAAACAAACAATGGATAAAGAAGAAAAAGAATGGGAGCAAATACAAGTATGAGTATAGCATTTAAGAATTGGGTAATGGATGAACAAGAAAAAGATGAGGATAAAATGGTAGAAGAATTAAAACATAAAGAATTATTACAAAATATTAAAATGACTTTGCGTAAAGTATTAAGTTCAGAAACAATGACACTAGATGGCAGAGGTAAACTAAACACCGTGATTAATATTGTTAATAAAGAAATCATAAGGATTGAAAACATAGTAGATAATCACGAAAAATGGGAGAACGCACCATGTTAATGGCAGTAGCACACAAACAAGAATCAGATATGTTAAGTAAATTTAACATACATCCTGACGCAGATTTTGACGTTGGATTACGCAATATATACAACGTTAACCACGAAACTATTTCAGGTAAAAAAGAAATATTTCGTAAAGATACTAATGACGGATTAGCTGTTGTTAGTTCCACATATAAGCCACGCTCATATAAGAAGGCGATTAATCATTTTAATAATTTAATATTAAATTCAAACATAGACACAACAGACGTAGAGATAAGAGATATAGTAGATAATAATGGAGCAGTCTATTTACGTAATTGGAGATTCAATAGAATCAAAGGTGTTAAAATGTTTGATGACCCTAGAGAACGTAGTATTTTTGAATTTCAATTTCGATCTTCGCACAATCAACGATTTGCCGAAGATTTAATTGCATGGTCAAGATACCTATGGTGTGATAATGGGTGTGCAAATAATGATTGGTCGCTTCATGTTAGAATTAAACATAATACGAGTAAAAGTATACAGATGGATTATCAAGCAATTGATGACGCTGTTACAAATTTTCTTCAAGGTGAAGAAGAAAAGAAACAATGGTTGGAAAAATCTATAAACTTATGGACAGTTAAACAACTATTCAAACAAACACTAGCCTTTACACCAAAAGATTCAGAAACAAAAGCTTGGTACAGTGATATTCAAATGGATACACTAAGCAAACTATACAAGAAATACAGCGATAGATATGGCGAGAATATCTTTGCAGTATTTCAAACAGCTACCGATTGGTCTACGCACGTACAGACCAAAGGTAAAATATACAACGTACAAGAACGTAGAGGTTCACGTATACAAGATATGATGAATAGCGAAATATGGTTAGATTATACAGAATATAAATAGAGGTAAAAATATGAAAAAAACTATTAAAGTTACTAAAAACTATGAGCAATTTAGTCATGTAAAGGGGAACAGAAATGTAGACCCTTTACATTTATCAAGACTAATAAAAGCGATGGATGAAAACTATGTGCCAAATCCTATTATAGTTAATACTAATTATGAAATTATGGACGGACAACATAGGTTTGAAGCTTGTAAGAGATTAGTATTACCAGTGTACTTTATAGTATCTGATTCATGGGAACTTCAAGATATAAGAAACATGAACAGCCTTGTTAAAAAATGGGCTATGTCAGATTATGTACAATCATATAAAGCATTAGAAAAAACTATTGCTGGGCCATACACTACGCTTGAATGGTACACAAAAGAATATGGAATGCCTTATGAATGTAGCCTACAATTACTTAATGGTAAAACTGCTGTAATAGGTAAAGAAATAACAGATAAATTTAAAAAAGGTGAATTTATCGTTAATGATTTAAATTATGCTAAAACATTTGGTAATTTTTTAATGAAAATAAAACCATATTTTTCTCATTATAATAAAAGATCATTTGTTAATGCTTTAATGCATTTAATAGCAGATCATAGATTTAATAAAAAAGTATTTTTAGAAAGATTAGATAAACATTCTATGAAAATGCGTAAATGCAGTAACATCAAAGATTATGTAGATGTATTAGAATATGTTTATAATTGTGGTAGTCGAGAAAAAATAAGATTTAATCGAAAAGATAGTTGGAGCAGAAACTATCAACCACTTAGATAATTCAGATCGTTAATTGTACCTTCTGAATAAGGGAGTAAGAGTGACCCAGTAGGTGAGAGGCTTACTCCCCCATGGTTTCCCATTATGCAGATGGGGATAGCGTATGGCTGAACAACAATACCTAAGTTGTAAGGCACATTGTTAATGAGATATGGGCAAATGCCTGATGTAATTAATGGTGGTACTGAAGTAATAGTTAGTCAGAAATGATTAGGCGTGAAAAGGTTGGAGGTAATCATTTAATCCTCCTACGCACTTTTTTTATTGATAAAAATTGAAATTATTGTATTTTTATCCACATGGAGAAAGCACTAGGTACATCTTTTCATGAACAGCTAATTCCACAGTTTGTAGCTAAACGTCACAAACTTGGAATGTCGCAAATGGATTTAGATGAAAAAATTGGAGTAGCAAGAGGTTTGGTATCCAAATGGGAAGTTGGAATACGTAAACCTAGTGGCTTTTTATTCTGTGTATGGGCAGACGCTTTGGGATGTGAAATGTGGCTAAAAGAAAAAACACAATAAAACTTCCTAATATGTGGTTCTTCAAAATGAGTAGAGAAGAACGTGTCCAATACCAAAAATGTAATGGAACTGAATGTAAAGAAGATGGAATATTCAGTCCTGATAGTTGTAGAACTTGGTACTGCGGAAAACATATGGAGGAAAATTATGACAGACCCAATTAATCCTGATTACTATAAAAATTATTCTATTCAAGTAACAGACGCAATTCAATCTTGGAATCTAAATTACTGCCAAGGAAATATTATAAAATATATTGTACGTTGTGGTAAAAAAACAACAGACCCAATTCAAGACTTAAATAAAGCATTGTGGTATATACAAAAGGAAATTTCAAAACATGAGCAATTATCAAAAAACAGTTATACGAAATCTAATAAATAAAATTGGAAGGACACCGAATAAAAGAAAAAAAGAACCATTACCTCCACATGAAAGAACAGAAATATGGAGGAATAAAATTTTGGTATTTGTATTAAAACATGGTTTTCTAATGGGAAAAACATTTATACAGTTTGAAAAAGATTTTAGAGCTAATAAAATACCAAGAGAATATATTACTAAAATTAATTCAGCTATGAGGAGAGCAGAAAATGAAAAACAAAAACAATATAAAAAAAAGACCTAATGGTATAGGTGGTACTGACGCTAACAAATTAGTACATGACGATACATGGTTAGATTTATATGATCTTAAAGTTGGTAATACTGAACCAGAAGATTTATCAGATGTATTACCAGTACGTATAGGTACAATTACCGAAGATTTAAACCGAGAATGGTTTACTAGAGAAATGGGTTTGCAAGTAACTCAAGAACAAGAAAGATGGTACAACGATAGTGGTACTTTCAAAGATAAAAAAGATTGTTACATTTACGGAAGTTTAGACGGATTAGTTGTTGCTAGTATGGAAGCAGAAGAAGCTCCAATAGCTGTGTTTGAAGCAAAACATTCAGGTCAATTTATGGATACACCTAAACAACATATTAATTTAATTGATAGATATTATCCTCAATTACAACATTATATGATGTGTGCTAAATTAAAAAAAGCTTATTTATCAATATTTTTTGGCAACAGATCACATAAAATATTTACTATTGACGAAGATAGTAAATTTCAAAAACTTTTATTGAAAGCATACAAAGTATTTTGGAAAGCTGTTCAAGATAAAAAACCAATAGATACAAACTGGAGGGAATTTCATGGCATTACAGATGAACCAGTATCCGAATAAAGCTGGATATAAAAAAAGAAGAACAAGTAAACAAGCTAGTTTAGAAATTAAAGCACCGACAATACGTCAAAAATGTTTATCGGTTGTAAAAAATAAAAATTCATATGGAGCAACACCAGATGAAGTAGCTGATTTATTAAATATATCTATACTAAGTGTAAGACCAAGATTTAGTGAATTAGTTTTGAAAGGTTGTATAAAAGATACAAACAAAACAAGAAAAAACAAAAGTGGTAAACAAGCTATTGTATGGAAATATATAAAGGAGGAAGAATGATACAATCATTTATTAACTTTATAACTTTTTATAAAAAACCAAAAAAAATAGATTGGGTAAAATTTCATATGCAATTTACAGATGAACCAAATTGTAAATATATTGATAATACATTTTATAATAAAAGAAACTCAGAAAAAGCTAGAGAAAAAATTAATAATCTAATGAAAACATAAAGGAGATAATATGACAGATAATAAAATTGTTTGGGATAATTTCAAACACACAGACCCTAAGTTTACTAAAAGGTTTAGATCAAAGTTTGGTCGTGAGCTTACAACAGTAGACCCAATGTATCAGATCATGCGTATGACTGAAATGTTTGGTGCAGTAGGTAGAGGCTGGACTTACACAGTTAATTA